ACCAGCAGGCCCAGCAGCAGCTGGCCCACTGGATGAAGCAGGCAGAGGGTATGCAGGAGATGTACCCCGGCTTTGACTTCCGCGCTGAGATCCAGAACCGTGACTTCCAGGGTCTGCTGCGTGCCGGTATTCCGGTGCAGAAGGCTTATGAGCTGATTCACATGGAAGAGATCAAGCAGGCAGCTGCCAAGAGTGCCGCACAGACGGCCAGTGCGCAGATGCAGGCAAATCTCAAGGCCAAACAGAGCCGTCCCGCTGAGAACGGCACAAGCTCCAAAACCGCCGTGATCGTCAAAAACGACGTGAGCAAGCTGACCAAGGCCGATAGAGCCGAGGCTGTCCGTCGTTCCATGCTCGGAGAGCGCATCGAGTTTTAACGACCACGATGTAGTTCTCCGGATATCACGAAAGGAGAATTACTTACATGAAGACCATTTACGATGTTATCAACCTGCAGCTGTTTGCTGAGATGAATACCCAGACCACCGGCACCGCTTCTCTCTCCGATGAGATGAAGACCTTCTACTCCGACTATCTGATCGACAACGCCAAGCCCAAGCTGGTGCACGATCAGTTCGGCCAGAAGCATCCCATCCCCAAGAACGGCGGTAAGACCATCGAGTTCCGCAAGTACAGCCCCCTGGGCAAGATGCTGACTCCTCTGACTGAGGGTGTCACTCCCGATGGCCAGAGCCTCACTGTGTCTGTCATCGAGGCCACTGTCGCTCAGTACGGCGGCTACATCACCCTGTCTGATGTGCTGCTGCTGACTGCCATCGACAACAACCTGGTCCAGGCTACCAAGCTGCTGGGCCAGCAGGCCGGTGCCACTCTGGACACCATCACCCGCGAGGTGCTGAACGGCGGTACCAACGTCATCTATGCCGGCGGCGTCGCTTCTCGTTCTGCCCTGGCTGACAACCTGACCGTCATGGACATCAAGAAGGCTGCCCGCGCTCTGAAGACCCAGAACGCTGAGAAGATCGGTGACAGCTTCGTCGCTATCATCCATCCCGATGTTGCCTATGACCTGACCAACGATCCCAAGTGGGAGGCTGTCAAGACCTATGACCCCGAGGATTGGTACGAGGGCGAAATCGGCCGTATCGCCGGTGTCCGCTTTGTCGAGACCACTGAGGCCAAGATCTTTGAGGGCGGCGTCTACTCCACCCTGGTCCTGGCTGAGAACGCCTACGGCGTCACCGAGGTCGAGGGCGGCGGTCTGCAGCACATCGTCAAGCAGCTGGGCTCTGCCGGTACTGCTGACCCCCTGAACCAGCGTGCTACTGTTGGCTGGAAGGCCATCAAGTGCGCAGAGCGCTTGGTCGAACAGTTTATGGTTCGTATCGAGTCCAAGTGCACTTTCCAGGGCGAGATCAACTGAGGACAACTAAATAAGTTATCTGAGGGGATAGGGTAGCTCCCGAAAAGCGGTATGCCTTGCCGCCTTCCCCTCGGTCAACTTCAAGGCGCTTACGAAAGGCGGTAAGTATGAGTAGTGTGAAAGACATGACCGGAATGCGTTTCGGTCGCTTGCAAGTTGTTTCGCGTGCGCCAAGCACAGCGGACGGGCTGGCCCAGTGGAATTGTGTCTGCGATTGCGGTACACACCGCGTGGTTCGCGGCTCGATGCTGCGATCAGGCCGGACAGTAGGCTGTGGCTGTGTTGCAGCAGACAAAAACCGGGAACGGAAAGTTCATGGCCGTACACACACCAGGCTATACAATGTCTGGGCGGGCATGAAAGAACGATGCACCAACCCGCAGGCGACAAACTATCCTGGTTACGGCGGCAGAGGTATCACGATCTGTGTCGAGTGGCTGCGAGACTTCCAGGCGTTTTACGATTGGTCAATGGCCAATGGCTACGACGAAAGCGCAAAACGTGGAGAATGCACCCTCGACCGCATTGATGTGAACGGCAACTATGAGCCGAACAACTGCCGGTGGGTTTCCATGAAAGTACAAGCCCAGAATAGGCGCTGCATGATGAACCGATAACTGGCCGCAAGGCCGTTATCAAGGGCGGGGGAGGGGTTTTCCTCCTCCCCTCCCTCGTAACAATGAAGGAGGATTAAGCTATGGCTACTAAGAAAACCGAAACCGTGGAAGAGCCCAAGACCACCACGCTGGAAGAAATGCAGGCCCAGATGGCCGCTATGCTGGCCGAGGCACAGGCTGCCAAGGCTGAAGCCGCCAGAATGCTGGAAGAGGCCCAGAAGCTGTCTGCCGGCAAGCTCACTTCTGCCGAGCGTGCAGCCCAGATCGAGGCTGACCGCCTGCGTGGCGAGGAGCTGGTGGAGGTCAAGCTGTTCAAGGACACCGGCAAGTACAAGGACGATGTTTTTGTGGCTGTCAACGGCGAAAACTGCGTGATCAAGCGCGGTGAGCGTGTCCAGATCAAGCGCAAGTTTGCCGAGGTGCTGGATCATTCCGAGCACCAGGACTATGAGACTTCGCTGATGATCGAGCAGAAGTCCCGCGAGGGCGCAAAGGCCCTGTCCGAGATGTAACTGAATACTTCCGCGACAAACAAGCAATCTCTATGACACGGCATAGGGGCAGAGGTACCGATGGTGCAGTCTGCCCCTACGTTTTTATATAGGAAGGAGAGTGAAAATGGACAGGCTGATCGAAGTAAAAGTTTCCGGCAATCATCTGTGGAAGGATGCCAACCAGGCCGGTGTGCAGGGCGAGGGCAACATCACCCAGCTGCGCATCACCTTTGATGAAGGCTGGGACGGCTTTGCAAAGTCCATCACCTTCTTTGATGCAAAGGGCAAGAACCCGGTGAAGATCAACCTGACGGTGGATCGGCTGGAGGATATTGCGAAAAGCACGCTGGTTTATCTGTGCGCCATCCCTCCCGAGCCCCTGGCGATTGCGGGCAGATGCTCTTTTGTCATCGAAGGATATATCGACCAGGTGCGGCAGCGGGCTGTGGAGACACAGATGGAGGTATCTCCGGCCAAGGCCACCGATGATGCTGCCGTCCCCGGTGCGCCCACACCTACCCAGGCGGAACAGCTGCAGGGGGAGATCGAGGCTATCATGCAGGATATCCAGAAGGCATCGACCGCAGCCGGTCTGGCCGAAGAGGCGAAGAAGAGCGCGGAAGAAGCCAAGGCTGCAGCCGAACAGATTACCGCCAATGTTTCCGCAGCTGAAACCGCAAAGCAGGGGGCCGAAGCCGCCCAGGCAGCCGCACAAAACGCTGCCGGTGCCGTTGTCGGTGCATTGTCCAGTTATGTGCGCCAGGCTGAACAGGCCCGGGATGATGCCCAGGGTGCTGCACAGAATGCCGCTGAGACAGCCGCACAAAAGGCAGCAGAGGAAACCGAGGAGCAGCTGTCCGAGTATGTCTCCGATGCCGAAGCAGCCAAGGCCGCTGCCGAAAAGGCGCGGGACGAAGCCCAGTCTGCAGCCGGTGGCGACTATCTGGACAGACCTACCTATGACCCCACCGGGAAGAAGACTGACGTGTTTGCCTATGTTGACCAGAAGGTGGCGAACATCCCCACGCCGGACGTGAGCGGCCAGATCGGCAGCCACAACACCGACGGCACGGCCCATAACGATATCCGGGGGCTGATCACCGGGCTGACCAATCGGCTGAACGCTTTGGCGGACAGCGACGATATCACCCTGGACCAGATGAGCGAGCTGGTGGCCTATATCAAGAGCAACAAATCGCTGATCGACGCCATCACAACTGCCAAGGTGAACGTCAGCGATATCGTCAACGATCTGGTGACCGACAATGCAAACAAGCCGCTGAGCGCGGCCCAGGGCGTGGCGCTGAAGGCGCTGGTGGATGCGGCACAGACTGCCGCCACCAATGCTCAGACTACGGCATCCGGCAAGCAGAACAAGATCACCGGAACCGCCGGCCAGCTTGTGGGCTTTGATAGCAACGGCAATCCTACAGCACAGGACAAGCCGTCCTATACAGCAAGTGAAGTTGGGGCAGCCGCAGCTTCTCACACACAGGCGGCAAGCACCATCAAGGCGGGAACCTTTGGCGGACAGGTGATAGCAAACAGTTCCGGGCAGACTTACAGCACATACCTGTTGCGAAATACCCGACTGGCATCCGCAGATACCAACCCCACCGTCAACGGTCAAATCTGCTGGACTTACGGTTAAGGAGGGGCTGACCTATGGCACATAAGACCAGAGTTGGCGGCACCAACTATGGTATTTCCGGGGGTAAATGCCGGGTAAGTGGAACCAATTACAGTATCAAGAAGGGTCGTACAAAAGTAGGCGGCACAAATTATGATATTAACTTTGGGCCGTTAATAACACTCAAAATACGCTTTGTTAACGGATATGATGATGGCCGAGCAAATCAGAGTTATGTTTGCTATGCCGAAGTCAATGGGGTGCAGTATACGAGTGATGTTGACTTACAAGTTTCTCCGGACACGGTTGTCAACTACTATGTGAGCAGAGGTTCCAATGGTACCCGTTCATGGAGTAGTACACTTGAAATTTATTACGGTGGAACAATGTATGATTATCTCCCCGCAGATGCAGCCGGAAGATACACATTCTGGGACGAGGCAACAGAAGAGTTTATTTTTTCGTTCATTTATTATATCGGCGCAGATGATTAACAGGAGGTTAGTTTATGACATATTTGAAAATTAACGAAACCCTCTATCCTGCCGAAATCAACGGCAAACTGGTGGATAACGAATGGGGCAAGCGTGACAGCAAGGCCATCACGCTGGAAATGGACTACGCCACGGCTCTGGCTCTGTTTGTGGACGGCCTCGTTTGGAGCATCGTCATGGATGTGCCGCAGGTGCAGGAGGACGGCTCTGTCCTCACTGTGCAGGAGGAATACGACAATTCCGAGTATGGCATGGCAGGCCCCATCACTGACAACCGGGACGGCACGGTCACCGTCAAGATGGGCAAGAAGACCGACGGCGAAATGCTGGCAGAGCTGATGGAGGTGCTGAACAATGAATAATGCCGAGTTTAAGGCCATCAAGGCCAAGATTTTGGCGCACAAGGAAAAGGCCAATGATCTGGATGTCATCGTCAGCCAGATCATGCAGCTGCCTTATGGTCAGCTGAAGAAGGTTTTGACCGACGAGGTTATGGCTGTGCTGGAAAAGTACGGCTATACAGAATAAGAAAGGAGAAAAAATTATGGCAGTTAAAATCTCGAAGGGCGCTATCGTGCCCACAAAGCGGCAGCTGACCATCGAATGGGACGGCGACACAACTGACCTGATTTGCTACACGTTTAACGGCGTGACGATGTATCTCGTATGTGAAGAAATGCTCAGAAACATCGAAGCGCTGCGCGGCGCTGTCATTTATCTGTCGGATGGCAGCGTGGAGATCATTGACGATAAAAAGTTTTCTGCTATTTACATCAATGCGCAGAAGCTGGGGACAGAGTTTTCTCTCGCCGGCAACGATCTCATTCGGGCAGCGCTCAGAGGAATTAATTATAGATTCGATACGTCTTCCACCTATAACTGCGGCATCATGTTTGCCAATGACGGTACGCGCTATGTGCAGAAACTCGTTTTACCGAATGCATGGGATCAGTTTCCTGTCGGAAAATCAGTTCGGGAAGAGCCTTGGTGTATCGACTATGATTTTCGCGATGAGTCGCATTCTCCCAACTGGCTGGACGCGACCGGACAAAGCAGACGCCTTGTTGCCGGCAGAACATATCGGGTCACAATCAATGGAGAAACCTATATTGCCGAGGCCCGAAATGTCGGATTGGGGATCAATCTTACCGTCGGTACGTTCGGCGTTTACTGTAGAGCGAATAGACCGCTGACAATTTCTAACGGTGTAAAAGGCGATCATAGGGTCAGCATTACCGAGCTCATCGAAAGCGCCCCCAGTGTTGCGGATGCTGCCGGAGATGCGCCCACTGCCGAGGAGTTCAATGCGCTGCTGACGGCTCTGCGCGATGCCGGTATTCTGGCAACCTGAACAGACAAATAAAAAAGCACCTCTTGCGAGGTGCTTTCCCGGTGGATGGGCGCACGGCAGCGATCAGGAGATGCGAACCCTATCATCCGAGCGGCCCACCGGCGGATCACTCCGCATCCGGGCGCTTACAGTATGCACCCGATCCGGGAGAATGTCAATCCCCGAAAAAACAAATCTCAAGAGGAGGTGCCCAAGTGGAAATTGATCACGAGCACCGTTTAACACAGGTTGAGCAGCTCTGCAAATCCAATGAGCACCGGCTGGTAAAGCTGGAAAAGGATCACGATGTGCTGCACAGTATGGCCGCAAGCCTGGAAGTGATGGCCAACGAACAGAAGCACCAGACCCAGACCATCACCGACGTCAAGACCGATGTGGGCAGGCTGGAGAGCAAGGTGGACGTTCTGGAAAGCAAGCCGGGAAAACGCTGGGATGGATTGGTGGACAAGCTGATCTGGGGCGTGGCCGGCGCGGTGCTGGCATTTTTGCTGGCGCAGTTTGGACTGTAAGGAGGATATCGTCATGGCAAAAGAGATGTTTATTAATTATGCGCTGCCGGTGATCGCGGCAGCTCTGGCCGGTATGGCCGGCTATATCGGCACGCAGATCAAGAAGCTGTACGAAAAGTACGTGAACAACAAGGTCAAGCAGGATGTTGTCCGCACCTGCGTTAAGGCTGTGGAGCAGCTGTACCATGACCTGGGCGGCCCGGAGAAGCTGAAAAAGGCCCAGGAGGGCGTGCGGCAGATGCTGGATGAAAAGGGCATTCCCATTACCGAGCTGGAGCTGAACCTTTTGATTGAGAGCATTGTTTCCGAGTTCAACTACGGCTTTGCCAGGGCCAGCGAGGTGACCCAGGATGCTGCTGAAAACTAAGCTTGCCAACCGGGCCAACTACGGCGGCACCCGCGCGGCATCGAGCATCCAGTGGCTGGTTTTCCACTTTACGGCCAATGACGGCGACACCGACGAGAACAACGGCAAGTATTTTGCCGGAAATGTGGTGAAGGCCAGCGCCCACTACTTTGCGGACGATGACAGCGTCACCCAGAGTGTTCCCGATCTGCACGCAGCCTATGCTGTGGGCGGCAAAAAGTGGACGGACTGCTGGAAGACCGGCGGCGGCAAGCTCTATGGCCGGGTAACCAACAAAAACAGCATTTCCATTGAGCTGTGCGACACCAAGCGTGACGGCACGATCAGAGCCAGCGAGGCCACACTGGCCAACGCTGTGGAGCTGGGCAAAATGCTGATGAAGAAGTACAACATTGACATTGACCATGTCATCCGGCACTTCGATGTGAACGGCAAGCATTGTCCGGCCTATTTCATGGACGAGCTGGCCTGGGCAAGCTTTAAATCCCGGCTGGTGGACAAGCCTGCCACCCAGGCGAAGCCCGAACCCGGCACATTCCAGGTGAAGATCCTGGCATCTGTTCTGAACATCCGGAACGGCCCCAGCACCCTTTACCGCGTGGTGGGAAAAATCCAGGACAAGGGTGTTTACACCATCATCGAAGAGAAGAACGGCTGGGGCAGGCTCAAGAGCAAGGCGGGCTGGATTTCGCTGAACGCCAAGTACACCCGAAGACTGTAAAGGAGGGGCTTTATGGCAACAGCCAACAAGATCATTGAACACGTGGACAGCGTGAAGCCCAATGTTTACAGGGACGAGGAAAAGTTTCAGTGGCTGTGCGACCTGGACGGCATGATCCGTCGCCAGGTGATGCAGGAAGGGGAGGGCGTAAACTACGCCTTCCCCGAGGATATGGACACCCAGCTGCTGATCCCTCACCCTTATGAGGGCATTTATGCGCTGTACCTTGAGGCGCAGATCGACCTGCACAACAAGGACTACGAGGACTATAACAACACGATCCTGGTCTATACCGCCAAGCTGGAGGAGTTCAAGCGGGCGTATATCCGGGAGCACCGGCCCAAGAGCGCCGGCAGCATCAAATTGTGGTGAGGTGATGGTATGAACCTACCTTTTCTGAAAGCGACAAAGCGCAAGCAGGCTCAGAGCATCATCGCATTCCGTGGCGTCAACTACGGCGAGGATGGTGCTGACGGCCAGATGGAGGAGAGCCGCAACCTGTTTTCCGGCAGATTTCCCTGTCTGAGCCCGCGTGATGGCCGGGAGCGGGGCGACAAGTATGAGAACGCTACGGCGGTATGGTACAAGGACGGCCTGCTGGTGGTGGACGGCAGCGACCTGATCTATAACGGTGAGGTGGTTGGCGCGGTAAGCCCCGGCAAGAAGCAGTTTGCCAATATCAACACCAAAGTGGTCATCATGCCGGACAAGGTGGTGTTTGACACCAAGACGAGGGAGCTGCGGGGCCTGGGCGCGGAGTATACCGCCCTGGCAGGCTCTGCGGTGTTTGCAAACAGCAATACCGAAAGCAAGCTGACCACCCACATCGGCAGCTATGTGGAAGGCATTGCCGGTTCGGGCAACGTGGGCGGCAACGACGCCCTGGGCCAGAAGAGCCCCATTTTTATGCTGGACAAACCGCCTTTTACCAAGGTGTATGAAAGCGGCAGCGTCAGCGAGGAAAGCGGCGGCTTTGTCCTGGGAGCCGAACGCACCGGGGACGGCCTGCAGGCGCAGAACGTGGCGGTGGGCAACGTGTTTACGGCGGCATCCCTGGGCGCTGACGGCACCAAGCGCATCGGACGGATCACCGGCAAGACCAAGTTTCCGGAGAGCAAGCACCAGAACGGTTACACCGTTCAAGCCTGGAAACGGTATAACGTGACGGAAAGCCAGGTGACAACCACGGATATTGCAAGAAACAGCGGAGATTTTGACACGGAGAGCGTTACCCCCGTCCCCAACAGCAAGATCAAAAACATCTGCTACACCTTCAGCGATCTTCGCTTCTTTACAGGAAGCACCGGAGCCACCATCAATCTGGTGTTTGGCAGCGGGGTTTACATCAATTCCGAGGGCTATTTTTCGTTCTTCGATGCAACGCCGATCAGCTATACCTTTTCCAGTTATTTGTCTGAGAACAAAGAAGTTACCATTGGCCCGTTTAATTTTGTAAGTTACGGAAGAACTGCATATTCCCATATTTACGTTGGCATCGCTGACACCGACGGAAAGATCAGAAGCTATATCAAGCTGTATGTGCGAAATCTGGAGCCGTATGACGATAGCTTTACTTCCGCTACCTATTTTACGCTGACGCTGGACCCCTCTCGCATTTATGTGCAGACAGGGTATGACGAAGAAAATGACGAAAGCATCGGATATTATGAGCAGTACGTTGTTGCAAGATTTAACCCGTCTATCGAGGTCGTTACAACACCCCCCGACCAGCCCACCTATAATCGCGTAACCAGCGTTGCTGCAAGCAAGGGCGCTTTCGACAGTATTGTTTATGCCGATGTTTCCAGCGCTTATCCCCAAAACGGAGTCTACGGAATAGGCTCTACCTATTATTGGTTTGTGTATCTGGGGGCTGTGACCTATCCCTGCTATTACGGCTTCGACTATGACCTGATCGAGGCCAGAGACGCAGCGGGCGTCAGTGGGTTTGAGGCGGTCAACTTCCGGGCGGGTGACACGGTGGAGATCAGCGGATGCACCAGCCTTGAAAGCAACAACATCACGGCTACCATCCGGGAGATCACGGAGGAAACGGTGAACGGTGTGACCCAGCACAGCCTGGTGTTTGACAGCGGGCTGTTTACCACCGGAACGGAAACCAGCGCGGTGACCATCACCCGGAAGGTACCCAACCTTTCGGTGATCTGCGAGAGCCAAAACCGGCTGTTTGGCGCGGAGGGCAACACCATCTATGTCAGCGCTCTGGGTGATCCCACCAACATGAACACCTACGACGGCGTGGACACCGACAGCTACAGCGTGGCGGTGGCGACCGAGGGTGCCTTTACCGGGTGCATAGGCTACGGAAAGACGGTGCTTTTCTTCAAAGAGGACTGTATGCACAAGCTGATGGGCGACTATCCCAGCGAATATCAGCTCTACGATTACATGGTGCCGGGTGTGCTGGAAGGCAGCGAGGAAAGCCTGTGGAACCTGAACGAGGTTGTTTATTACCACGGCAGGGAGGGTGTTTACCGCTATAACGGCGGTGCTCCCGAGCTGATCTCGGAAAACTTTGGCCTGCGGCGGTTTGACACGGCGGCTGCCGGTGCTGCGGGTGACCGGTACTACATCTCTATGCGGGATAAAGAGACCGGCGAATGGGGCCTGTGGGTATACGATGCCCAGCGGGACATCTGGCTGCAGGAGGACGAGACCCAGGCGGTGTGCTTCTGCCGGGACGGCGGCAAGCTCTTCTACATTGACGGCGAGGACAGCACGATGGTGCAGGTGAACCCGGAGAATAGAAGAGCTT